GGCAATGCGTGACCTTCTGGAATGCGAAGCGATTATCAAACTGTGGCCGCAATCAAGTCTTGCAGGCCATATGTTCAAACGCGTTGTTGAATGCAGACAACTGCTTGAAGGCAAAATGCGATGAAGTGCGAAAGTTATGTGCTGCAGGAGTTTCGCGAACTGGATGCGTTCGCCAACCTGTTGCTGAAGGAAAACGTCAAATCCTATCTCGAGGTCGGCTGCAAATTCGGCGGTTCGCTCTGGCGCATAGGCAACAGGCTCCCACGCGGATCGCGCATCGTCGCCGCTGACCTGCCGCAGGGGGATACGAGTTTCAAGGATACCAAGCCGCACCTAATCGAATGCGTCGAGGCGCTGAAAAAGAACGGCTATGACGCGCATCTGATCTTGGGCGACAGCACCGACCCACAGGTGGTCGAGCAGGTTTATGCGCTCGGCCCGTTCGACGCTGTATTCATCGATGCCAATCATACCAAGCCATATGTGCGGAAAGACTTTGAGAACTACGGAAAGATCACAAAGCTCATCGCCTTCCATGATATCAACTTCTTCCGGCCTGGCGGGCTGCCGCCGCACAAGAAGCCCATCGAAGTGCGTGAGGTATGGGACGAAATCCGCAAGGACAAACGGCACGTCGAGATTATCACCAAGGGTAACGACAAGGACGGCGGCAGGGATAATGGTATCGGTGTTTTATGGACGACGTGAATGTTATCTGCTGGTTATGGGGAACCAAATATTCCATCGCTGATGCCGAGCGCCTCTCGCGCGCTGTCAAAAAGCAACTAGGCCGACCGCACCGTTTCATTGTTTTTTCCGACATCACTTATTCGACTCTGCTGGAGGTCAAACCCATCGAGGACCCGATCCTCATGGCGCGGTCATGTTTCTGCCGGCTGCGCATGTTCGATCCTTGGTGGCAGGACAAGCACGGCATCAAAGGGCAGATCCTATCGCTCGATCTCGACCTCGCATTGACCGGTCGGCTCGACGACCTTCTGGTCACGGAAAGCACCTTTAAAATTCTTAAGGGCGCTAATGCGGTCAACCCGAACCCATTCAACTGCAGCGTCATGCTGCTGCGAGCCGGGTCGCACCCGGAGGTCTGGACCGACTTCTCCTTGGAGAAGGCCAACGCGGTGCCGTTCCACGAGTTTCCAGATGACCAAGGGTGGATTTGGCACAAGCTCCCGAACGCCGATACGTGGCAGGTCGGAGCCGAGTCAGGCATTTACGGTTTCCACAAGCCGGGATGGCCGCAGGGCATCTACAACTATGGCCTGCCGAACGACGCGCGCATCGTCGCCTTCATCGGCAAGCGCAAGCCGGAGATGTATTCCGGCCTCTCCTGGATGAAAAAATACTGGCGGGACGTCTGACATGGTCGAGGCAAAGGACTGCGCCCTATTCATTCCGCCCGGCCTGAAGAAATTCAAACTGGCCCTTTTCGAGCGCATAGGCAGCCACATCGAAAAGCTCGGTGGCCGGGTGGTCAGGCATGACTTTGGGGCGGTGGCCAAACTGCCGGATGAGGTCATTCCCATAGTCGGCTGCAGCCCCGAGTTCCGCTATTGCCTAGCGCATTGGGCCAAAACTGGCCGCACGTGGGTCTATTGGGACCGGGGCTACCTACGGAGGGTATTTGCCACTTGGCTACCCAACGGGGCCTCCCTAGGGGTCAGGATGGGCTATTACCGCTGGCACGTTAACCGGCCTCAGATGGGGCAGGTCTACAACGTCCCGGATGACCGCTGGAAGGCGCTCAAGCTCGATCAGGAAGTAAAGCCTTGGAATCGCAACGGCGACTACATCGTCATAGCCGACACCCTGCCCGACTACTGGAAACTGTTCTCCGACGAGCACTGGAGCCGCAATACGCTGGAGCGGCTGAAGCGAATCACCAAGCGCCCGATTAGAGTGCGGCATAAGGAAAGCAAGGTGCCGCTCTATGAGGAACTGCGAAACGCCCACTGCCTGGTCGCGCACGGTTCTGTTGCTGCAGTTGAGTCTGTTGTTATGGGCTGTCCGGTTTTCGTCGAGCCGATCTCAGCCGCTGCGCTGGTGGGGTCGACGGACATTGGACGGGTGGAAACGCCGGTTTATCCCGAGCGCATGCCTTGGCTGCACTCCCTCGCCTATTGCCAGTTTACCGAGGACGAACTCTGTGACGGCACGCTCTGGCGGCTAATGAAATAGGAGGAAAGACATGGAAGGCATTCTAGTTAGCCTGCTCTATCTGATCCTGCACATCGCGGTCATAATCTTCATTGCGTTTGTAATCGTTTGGGTTTTCAAACTCGTCGGTATCCCTATCGACGCAGACGTCTACAAGTGGGGCAAGATCATCGTGATGCTCCTCATCGTCATAGCCGTGGTCGTTTGGGTGTTCTCCCTGCTCGGCTATGGACCGGGACTGCCCTATGGGCCGGTCCCGAGGATCATGCGATGAAACACAGACAAACTGTCGCTGTGCTTGACGGCGTGCCGGTCTATAGACGCTGCAAGTGGTATGAAAGCGACGGCTCGCAGATGGTCTGGTTCTGGATTTGCCTCGTCGCGCCCATAGCCGCCGTCGCTTTGTATATGTGGCTAATCGCTGTGTCGTGATGCCGTGGGTATGTTTCACGGGAAACTTTGACTGGCAGCCTCCCAACGTGCGCTGGATGATAGCCTACCGCAAAGGCAAAACTCATCTGGTAAAACAAGAGGTTGCCGACAAAGCCATAAGGGACGGCAAGGCCGTGGCGGTCGAGCGTCCGAAGGGGAGGCCGGATGCCCGCAGGGGATCTGAGGACTAGGCTAGGCTTCTACCAGCGCGGTTCGTCGGTCGGCTCGCCCGACTACGGCAGCATCGATACCTATCCGGGGACAGCCACCTTCACAGCGTACGGCAAGGTCGAACCGAAGCTCGGCGGCGAGACGATTCTGGCTGGCCGCCTGGCCGGTAAGAACTTCTCCAATGTCACGGTGCTGCAGTCGAGCGATAGCAACGCTGTGGACACCGACTGGATTTGCAAGAATGAGGACACTGGCGAGGTCTACAATATTCGCTCGGTCATTGATCCACATCAAAGCGATGCGAAACATGGCATGTGGTGGGAGATGCTCTGCGAGAAAGGCGTGGCCACCTAATGCCGCAGAATCAATCGGTTGAGAGATTTAAGGCGCTGACCGAGGAATTGAAGCGCACGGTGCATAACAACGCCGTTAATGAACTGCATGAGCAGGCGTCTTACCTGAAAGATATTATCGCTTCGGTTGCACCGGTCTACCACGGGCCGTCACTGCCCGGTGTGGATCCCGGTGCCCTCCGCGCGTCTATCAAAGTCGTTCCGGATCGGTCGAAGGACACGGTGGTTCGCATCGTTGCTGGCGGGCCAACCACCATCCATCCCGCTGGCACGCCTTATGACTATGCGCGCGGAGTTGAATTCGGCACGCACAATATGCGGGCGGAGCCATTCTTCTTTCCGACCTACCGGCTCCTGAAGAAGAAGATCATCGCTGGCATGAAGCGCCGCATCACGCGCGAGATAACCAAATACTCGGCGGAGAAATGATGCCATGCCAATGACCGACCCATCGCTTGAGTTGCAGGCCGCGCTGGTCGCAAAACTGAAAGGCGATTCCGGCGTGCAGGCTGTGGTGGGGACACGCATCTATGACGAGGTGCCGAACAATCCGACCTTTCCGTATATTTCGCTCGGCGACAATCAGGTCATTCCCGACAAGGCCGACTGCATCGACGGCTCGGAAATATTCTGGCAGATCGATGGGTGGGCGCGCGACCCGGCGTTTCCCCGCTGCAAGCAAATAGCCAAGGCGGTGACGGCAGCGCTCGATGAAGTCGATCTGAGCATCAGTGGCTACACGCTCATCTGGTCCGAGTTGAATACGACGAATTACCTGCACGACCCGGATGGGATCACCCGGCATGTCGCAATCAGTTTCCGCTTCCTGATCCAAGCGGCTTAACAGGAGAAGGCAACTATGACTGCACCAACCGTTATTGCTGGCACCAAACTGCTCGTGCTGATCGGCACAGGCGGTGACAGCCCTGGCTCACCGGACGTGTTCAGCGAACCGTGCGGCCTCACGACGAAGAACTTCGACCTGACGGCATCGACCAATACGACGCTGATCCCGGATTGTACCGACCCATCGCTGCCTGCATGGGAGGCGAAGGACGTTAACTCGCTCGCTGCCGAGGTCACTGGCTCCGGCGTCATGGCGGTGGAGTCGTTCCACACGTGGCTCGACTGGTTCTTGGGCGCGACCGAGCGCGCGGCGCGCATCCAACTGGTCTCGCCGACCTCAAGCCCCCTCGGCCTTGGATACTTTCAAGGTTCGTTCATCCTGTCGAAACTCACCTATAGCGGCGTGCGCGGGCAGAAGGTGAATATCGATATTACGATGGTCAACAACGGAGCGCTGACATTCGTCCCGGCGTAATGACATGGCATCAAACGGAGAGTGCGAACTAACGTGGGGCGATGGGGAACACAAGTTCAACATCGCCAAACTGAAATGCATCCTCGAACTCGAGGAAAAATGCGGTTGCGGAATCG